GTTCAGCGTTTCATCTTGTTCCCAAATAGCACGTGGGCGTCCGCTTGTTTTGTAACCACGATCAAAGAGTGACACTTCTTTCTACTTAGTGTGTAGAGTCATAACACTCCCTAACTTAAGGGTGCGATATAACTTACGCAGTCCGCGTTTGTATTTCTCTTGTTTGTCAGCGTCGAACTTGGTTAAAAACTTCTCTGCATCCCAGTTATGTGTATTTAAATGTTTGCGCGCAATCTCGGATAGTTCATCAACCCTGCGATGAGCAAAATCGCGAAAGTCTCTGAGTGTCTGTGGATCGGGTGAACTACGCCCACCTCCATGTCTGCCATGTGCCGCATAGAACAAGTTGACAATACAGTTCCCAAAAGTGTAACTCTCAACCTTGTTGCCATCAATATACATAAGTGGTCCTGTTTTTTGCCATCTGACGGTTTAATACAAGTTGTCTTTGTTGCATGAACAATTTCTCAGTAAATCGACAATCATTCTATTGTCTCTTGGAAAATATGTAGTAGTAACGTTCATGCAAGTTCTCCCAGGTTGAAGAACGTCTTGTTCAAATCGCACGGACTATACGTGTAATTAGTGAAAATCACAAATGTCATTACTCTTACTAGACAATATTTACAATGCATAACTATTCATTTAGTCGCGCTCAAAAGAATTCGGTATAGGAAGACTGTCGAATTCGTGTTGGTCTGGTCGTTTATTAGAAATGTCCATGTTCACTTATTTAAAGTTTGAACGGGGAGCTGGCTTAAACAAATTACCATTTATAATAGTGTCCTATAAACCCCTTCTATAGTCCGCCATTTCCTGTTGTTGTTGACGTTTACCAAGACCGTGGATTTCAGCAAGATTGACAGCCTTGTCCTTTAATAGTGTAGCTCGTTCAATTGCAAGCGCCATTGCCTACTACCTTGTGAGTCTAATAAAGTCAGCATTCTCTGACGTGCAAAGACTTGAAACGACAGTTCTCATGAACATTCTTGCCTGAATCTCCCAATCTTCAAGAATACAACGAAGGTTCAAATTTGCCCATTTACCAGTAGATTGGCCTGTCACGATTGTACTAAGAGAACGCCACGTTGATCCGATTATTTTTGCGACTAAATTTTTTACGATGGCACGTTGCTTGTAAACCAGTATCGCTCCACAACCAACTACCAGATATGTGAGCCAGCCACTTTTTGAAGAGGGTCTCTTCCTCTTGCCACTTCCCTGGATCACGTCAAGGCATAACACCACGCCCTTTCTGTGTGTAGTCTTATACAAAGTTGAAAAGAGATTGTATCTAATCTCACATGTTTTTATCAACAAAAGCATAAATGCCATGATTAATTATGGATATTACCATCCACCTTAACGTTCGACTCTCATGCTGTACAATACCAAAGCAGTTGCACTTATCTTAAATAGGTGTAGATTTGGTACATACACTTCTATCTCAGGTGGGTCAGTTTTGTTTTCAAGGTCAGCAACGTTGATTGCTTTAAGCAATTTGGTATTTTCAAGTGTGCGTAAGTCAACAACCATTTTTGCAACAATAATTCTTTGTTAGTTTTCCCAAGTTATTGACACTCCTCTGTTATTTTTCTACACGCCTTCAGTCTACAACAAGTTCCAAGACATAGCATTAGTAAATTCATTTCTTTTAGCAATTACAGTCCCCTTGGCGTTTTATTGAGTTGGTATCAATTAAGTTGAAAGGTAGTCACAATCATGTCTTAAAACCAGTTGTTGGTTAGTGAGTTTATCCGAAAAGCGTCCAACTCTACCAGGACCGAATTAGTAATGATTCTGGGCTGCATACTTGCATTTGTGGCCAAAACCGAGATAGTCTTAAACCATAACAACATCTTTACAAAAATTGCAACCTACATCGTACAACACTTGTTAGTTGTCCTATACTATCTCGCCCCAGGGAGCAGCGGTCTCGTTGGCTATTGCCTCACGAACTTCAACCTGAACCACGCTCATGTTGAAGCCAACTATGTAGCGTTGACGTTCAAAGACAATGTTGTTATCAGCGCTGACAAAACGCTTACTAGCACAGAGACTATCCCAGTTGATTTTTCTTTAAAAAGTGCTATATATGTCGGGTGAACAAATACGCATAGAAACGTGGTGACATTCTGCAGAACCAGGTGATGTTTAACCGGGTAATCGCACGCTAACCATTTATCTTGTGTCAGAATGGTCAAAGTAATAAGTTGCTGTGACATCAGGGACTGCGAGAAAAACGTATATACTTCCCCTCCTAGGAACTATGAATTCCTGTATCCAAATTGGATTGCGCCCATCAATGGGTTGCATCAGCAGTTTTATAGCATTGTCCAGCATCGGATTTGCACTGGGGAGAACCATCTACTCTCTTGTTAAGTCAAATGGGTGTTCAATATTTTATGGCAGTCGAAAGTAGAAATTGTTG